AAGATCCAACGGCGACATTAGCTGTTCCTGTTGTATTTTCTCCTAAAGCAAGTCTGCCTATAGCTACTAAATTACCCACAGTGCTGACTTTCAATAAAGCTTGATCTCCTACAGCAGTGTTGTAATCTCCAGTTGTTATTGCCGTACCTGCATCTTTTCCAATTAAAGTGTTATTAGTTGCATCCGTTCCAGTAAAACTATTCCCTGCATTAGTACCAGCAACAGTATTATTTTGTGCGTCTGTAGTAACTAACTGAAGACCAGAAGCAATCTTTGCGGCTGTAACTGAAGCATCAGGTAGTGAATCAGTTGCCCAACTTAAAACACCCGCAGTAGTAGACGACAGTACTTGACCATTTGCGCTAGGAGCTGCTGTTGGAAGTGTGTAATTAACATCAGCCGCTAAAGTATCAGGAGCTTGGAAAGATAAATAATTTGAACCATTAGCCGTTAATTCTGAGAATCTAATTTGCTTGGCATTTCCAAGAATTATGTTATTGCTTAACGTTCCACCAGTTGTAGGTAATGCAGCATTAGCAGTGGTAGCAGCCGCATCAGCAGCGTCTTTAGCTACTTTTACAGAAGCACCTGTAGCAGCAAGAGTTGTACTTGTGCTTGTAGCCGAATCAACTAATTGAACAACACCAATAACGGAAGTCGTTCCAGAAACAATCTTGCTTCCAGCAATTGCAGCATCACTTTTTATATCAGCGTTAATAATCGAATCAGCAGTAATAGCAACAAGACCTGCATTTGAAATGCTTATGTCTCCTGTAACGGCTACGGCTGTTGGAACGTTTGAACCATTACCAACAATAATTTGTGCAGCAGTTACGTTTGCAAGTTTCGTTAAAGCAATTGCAGCAGAGGCATTTATATCAGCATTAACGATTGTTCCATCAGCCAGCATTGTGCTGTTAACTGTTCCTGTGTCTCCAGTTGTAATTACTGTTCCAGTTATGTTTGGCAGAGTTATTACTTTGTCCGAAGTCGTTGGATCTGCAACCGCTAATGTTGTCTCGAAAGCATCTGCTGTTGCACCTTCAAAAACAAGACTTCCAGCATTACCAATTAAAAGTTGACCTGTAATTTCTCCACCAGTCTTAGCTAATTTTTCTGTATCTAATTCTTCTAAAGCAGACTGAACGTTTGTATTTTGAATACCACCTGCTGCTGTGACTGAAATATTTGAAGCTACTTGTCCCGCTATAAAGTTCGAGATGTCGAGCTTTTCGTAGCTAGATCCATTACTTAGGATCATGTCAGGAGGGTTAATTGTTACCGTTGGAGCTGGTGAAGTTCCTGTTCCTGACTTATTACATACAAAGTAATAACGGTTATTAGCAGCAGAAGCAGCTTGTAATGCAGCACCAACCGAATAACCTTGTGCTGTACCTGCTGCTGTTAATGAAGTAATTACATTAGTATCTGCTCTATAGTTACCTGCATAAATTATCTCTCCTGAAGTAATCGTTACTGGTTGGAACGCCGATCCATCAAAGACGTATAGATCATCATTCGTTAAATCATAGAAGAACTGCCCTTTATATTCTGCTGCTGGAAATGTAACGATTCCAGAAGTTGAAGCAGCACCAGTAAATTTGCAAACGGAAGAATCAGCTAATTTAGCCCCACTGATAGTAGAAGCCCCAATTCGTGCAGCCTCCAAACTTCCACTTGTTATTTTTGCAGCAGAAAGATCAGGAATTAAGCCTGCTGTTAATGCTGCACCTGCTGTTGCGACACCTTTATTATTAACAGTTATTGATTGGTACGTTCCAGCACTAATGCCACTCGTTGAAGTTGATAAATTTCCAGAGCCATCAACGGTTAAACCTCCTCCAGATGTAATTTGAACTGCACCTTTAGCACTTGTTGTTGCGACTGGAAGATCACTGGCAGTTAATCCTGTTGCTGCTGTAATCATTCCTTGAGCATTAAAAGTAATGCCAGAAACAGTTGCAGCAGTAACGCTATTAGAAAGAGATAACGCACCAGCTCCAGTAACAGCTAAACCAGTACCAACTGAGACACCACCAACAGCAGATGTAGTTGCTAAAGGAAGATCACTAGCTGCAAGAGCTACTGTTGCAGTAATCAATCCTTGAGCGTTGTATGTGATTCCAGAACGAGTAGCGGCTGTAACTGTGTTATTAATTCCAATATTTCCTGAAGCTACGTTTAGCGATCTATCAATATTTGCTGTTGCTAATTTCGCTGCTGTAATCGTTCCATCAGTTATTTTTGCTCCACCAATTCCACTAGCAATTTTTGCATCGGTCACGGCTGAACTTGCTATGGCTCCACTATCTACAGCATTGTTAGCCAGTTCTGAAGCAGTTACAGAATCAGCAGCAAGTTGAGTAGAACCAATTGCTCCTGTAGCAAGAATTGTTCCAGGTAAATTTGCAGCAAGCTTGGCAGCAGTAATATTTGCATCAAGTATTTTGGCTGTTGTTACGGCGTTGTCTTGAAGAGCATTAACATCAACACTTGCGTTCCCTAGTTCTGATGCTCCAATCGCATTTGCAGCAATTTGATTAGCAGTAATTGTGTCTGTAGCTATCTTTGCAGCAGTCACAGAACTTGCAGCCAGAGCAGCAGTGTCCACGCTATCGTCTGCCAGTTCACTAGCTCCCACGGAGTTTGCAGCCAACTGACTTGCAGTAACGCTAGAAGCAGTTAATTTCGCACCAGGAATATCTCCATCACTAATATTTAATTTTGCATAAGCAATTGTTGTATCTAATAACTTTGTTCCTGCAATACTTCCAGCTAACTGTGCATTAGTTATCGTTCCACTTAGATTTGCTGTTGTGTATCCAGTTGCATCTGCCAAATTAAAACTTGGAGTCGCATCTGTCGCACCGAGCGAAATGCTTACCCCGCCAAGAGAAATACTTGAATTTGCAAGCTTTACATTTGTAACCGCACCATCAACAATTGCTCCTGTTGCTACTTGGTTCGTTCCTAATGTGCCAACCTTGGCTGCTGGTATATCTCCTGCATCTAAAAACTGTGCTGCTGCTGCTACTAAATCTTTAACAGTTACCTTCTTAGTCTCTGTTGCGCTGATGTCTGCAAGTGCAAGTACATCCGTTGATTGAATACCCGCCTCGGCTAATGCGGGTAAACCCGTAATCTTTAAATCAGCCATTACAAGTTAACGAAACACCTTTGCGAATAGTTTAAACCTGTTCGAGCATTATGCGACTATCATTTTCCTGAAGAATACGATCTGTGTCTTCCTGTAATAGAACTCCAGGTGCATCACCAATCTTTAAAGCAACAACTCCATTTGTTATAAATTCAATCCTTGTCTCAATAATTTCAGACGCAGATACAGTTACAGCAACGTTTGTGATAATACAATTTGCTTCATAATAAACGTTATTTTTTGCATTATTGTTATCTCTATAGATATAAAAGACACCATCAAAATCCGAACCTTGCTGAGTACGAACCACTAACTGAGCAAGATAAAAAGGAAATTCTGGGTCAGTTCCGTAATTATTGGCACGATCTTCTGACTCATAACTATGCTCCCAAATACAATTCATGGAGCCTTGACCACTAATTAATCCAGCTTCATATTGATTTCTAAATTCATCTCCAAGATTTGTTAAGTCAACCTGCTCCCTGCTAGTTGTCATTTCAAAATCTCTAACCTTTGCTAAATGCCTGAAATTATCATTCTTCGTTGTAACTAAAACGTCTTTAGCAGAACTTGGAGCAACAAGTGTTATTGCGTTTGCTTGGTTTCCTTCTATCGCTGCTGCAAATGTATCAAATAAACGAATACCACCAACAGGATCAATGTTTATAAATTTCTTTATGTCTGGGTAGCTATGACCATTAACAAGTTCAAGAGTTGAACCGTCAGCAGTTTCTATAACAACTTCATCTCCTGTAATTAACGAACCAGTGCTGTGGTCAATGCTAAATCTTTTGCTGTCTACATTGACATCATAAGGATCTAATTTGGTCCTTATGGCACTATTTAACGCATCCCTTTTTAAGGCAATTTGTCCAGATTGTCCAAAGTAAACGCTCATTAATCAACCAAAGTTGTGTTGCCATAAGGAGCACCATTAGCTTCCCAACTAATATCAGCAGAAGCAACTTCTCCTACTGCGGTGTTCATTGAAACGCTTGTAATAAAAACAGAGAATTGAATATCTCGAATATCTGAAGACCCTGTGGTCATCCGCAGCTTTAACACTATTTCAGGAGAAGCATCGTTTTCACCATCTCCTGCTGAACCTCCTGCTTTTATGGAATTAGTTAAAATTGCATTTAAGTTTGAATTAGCACCAGAAGCAGGACTAGCAACGTAATAAAACAAACGGCAACTACCTGAATAACTTCTTACTCCTGCTTTCAAAGTTCTATCTGTGTCTCCTAGTGAGGTTGTTTCTAGTACAGCCATTGAGCTAGAAAAAGACCAAGACTGAACCTTTGCAGCTTTAGTGTCTGACTCCGCTATGTAGAGTTCTCCATCACGACCAGAATAAAAACCCACAACCTTAAATTAAAACGTTGTTCTTATTATATGGGTGCATCCAAGCAAGCAACAAAACTACAGCTAACATTACTCAATCCTTTAAAACTACTTGTGACATTTGGAGGGCCAGAATAACGCCATTTTAAACCCGATCCAGACTCTTTAAAATAATTAGAAAGGTTTGTGCTACCTACTCCTGCTGTTCCATTGGCTGAAGAAAACGTCACATAATCCCAGTCAGAATTTACATTTTCATAATTGGACAAAATTAAAGCAGCATCAGCATCAGAAATATTAGCAAAACCTAGTTGCAATGTGGCATTAACTCTATTTTTTCCATATCTCATTATTGTTTTAACTCCATTTTGAGCTTCAAACTTAGTTTGTGGATATTCACCAGGGTTGTACCTTCTAGAACTTGGCTTTATTGAAGGAAAATTATGCGGCATAACTATGCTCCCAACTCAGGGAAATATGTTGTTAAATTAGCACCCTTTTCAGCCCGATACAATACAGCAAGTTTATTGTCAGAAGTCAAAGGAGCATGACTAGCTGCAACCTTAATAAACCCTTCTTCTCCATAAGTAAGAGATTCAATTTTATATAAACGATCCTCAGTTGTTGTATCAATCTGAGCAAATAACGTACCTATTAAAGATCCTTGTTGTACTTTTCCATCGCTTCCAACACTTAACAAACCAGATTGCACTTGTCCTAAGTTTCCAGGCTTCCAGTAATAAACATTAATTGTTCCAGAAATTGGAATTCTTGAAGTAACAAAACCATCCTTATCAACACTTCCGTTATTGAACCTACTTGTATGAGTTACTTCTGAGATAACACGAATATAATCTCCAGGTAAAACTCCCAATACAGAAGTAGGAGTTGTTTCAAACGTAATACCATGATCAACTTCTTTTCTTGTTGCTAAAGCCACAGCAGCAAATAAATGAGCTTGATTTTCTGAAGTACACCAATTACTTAAATCAAATACTTCTTCTGGAAGGTTTTTTAATACTGCATGAGAAATATTAGCAAAACCTAGTTGCAATGTGGCATTAACTCTATTTTTTCCATATCTCATTAT